ATCCAATTCGAAATTTTGAGAAATAATTTATCTCAAGATAGAACTTTTACACAGGATCCAATAATTTCTAACAAGGAGGAAAATGAATCGTATCACAGTATCGACCTTACGGCCGCTACAGATAGATTCCCAATTGAAATTCAAGAAAATCTAATAGAGTCTCTGTTTAACAGAGACTTTGCTAGATCTTGGAAGTCAATCCTTGTTGATCATGAGTTCTATGTTCCGTGGAATGATACAACTGTCAAATACAATTGTGGTCAACCCATGGGAGCATATAGTTCATGGTCTACCTTCGCAATATGTCACCATCTAGTAGTCGCATATGCAGCAAAACTAAGTAACATAACAAATTTCAAACAGTATATACTGCTTGGAGATGATATTGTTATTTACAATGATGCAGTAGCAGAGTCATATAAAATGATAATGCAACGACTTGGTGTGGACACAAGTCCACACAAAACACATACTAGTAAAACTACGTATGAGTTTGCCAAAAGATGGTTCCAAGAAGGACAAGAAATTACAGGAATTCAACTTAGAGGTCTTCTAGATTCAATGAATAAATATCATTTATTATATCAAATGATTTATACATTGTATTCAAGAGGACAACACTCTATGAGAGCTGTAACAAAAGTGGATTTGATCCTTTCTCTTTATAAAAGAATGGGTACATATTCAAGAATGAGATCATCCTTAAAAGTTAAACTTTTACAGATGGACGCATTCCGAAGATATATAGATCATAATGATACATCAACAATAGTTAATGTTATCAAAATGAAATATACATCTGATTATGTACTACCCGTTTATAACGAGAGAGAATTAGAGAATCTGATTTTGACATATATATATCAAAGTGCAGATAAACTAATTCAAAAAGGAACCGCTGAGGCTATTAACTATGAGTCAGGTTTATTTACCGGACCATATTTTAATAAAATCGCGGAAGCATTCGCAAATCCTTACGATTTGTGGACGTCTCCTACCTACTTGATTATAGTTTCACCATTGGCAAAAGCTATATCTAATAGACTTAAAGTCTTAGCAGAGTCGCTTCGAGTAATCGAAAGCGGGTCAGTTAAGGACATGATCCAGGTAATATCATTACCAGATCCGTCTATGTTGGAAGCAAGAACGTCTGAACGACTAATTAGTTCCGAGGCTGCATTAGCAGCACGGTTCTTCGATACAATCGAAGATTTTACTAAAGGTCGTCCAACTTTCTATCAAGAGAATCTTTC